ACCATAAGGCCAATTAATGAGTGACCACGACCACCCAATAGTCCAATCGATCTATCGGGTTGTCGAACAGGGCGCTGAGATCACTGAGAAGCAGGCGGAAGCGTTCGGCAAGGAACTCAGTGATCTCATCGTTCAGCGCCTCAGAGAACAGTCAACGGGGGAACGACGGAAGTTCACCCTCCGTATGAGTAACATCGGAAAGGGTGCTAGGCAACTATGGTACGAGAAACACTTTGAACCAGAAGAGAAATTTGAAGGTCCAACTCTTATCAAGTTCATCATTGGGGACATTGCAGAGCATCTTGTTCTGTTCCTCGCCCGGGTGGCTGGACAGAGCGTTACGGATATGCAAGCTGAGGTGGATATCAATGGGATTAAAGGACATATCGACGCGGATATCAACGGAGTAACTGTAGACGTTAAGTCTGCCAGTCCATTCCAATTCAAGAAGTTCAAGTATGGGACTATCAGGGAAGACGACGCCTTCGGTTATATTGATCAACTCGGAGGATATTGTAAAGCGAGGAACACTGACGGAGCCTTTCTTGTACTTGAGAAAGTCTCAGGCCACCTCACCTATCTTCCCCTCACCCAAGACGAGCTGGGTGTTGAAAGCGTTGGTCCGCGAATTGATTATCTGAAGACCGCTATCGAGTCTGCTGATCCGCCTAAGCGGTGCTACGACGACCAAGACGAAGGTGCCAGTGGTAACCGGGTGCTTGGTGTCAACTGCTCCTACTGTGCGTTTAAGAAGCGGTGCTGGGCAGACGCGAATGGTGGCCTTGGTCTGAGGACGTTCCTCTATTCTGGTGGTCCTAGGTTCTTTACCCATGTGGCTAGAGAACCTAAGGTTCACGAAGTTAGTTTCTAAGGAGTACAAAGAATGAATGATGACGGTAACATCATCCAGTTTGGTTCTATTGCTGGCGGCAAGGAAGACAAGGAAGAGTTTCCTGATAACCCTTACGTCCTCGTGGACATCGAAGGTGAAGAGTGGTATGGTCGAGGCTATCTAATCTTCACCACCCATCACGTTGCAATTATGGAAGACACCCCCAAGGGTGCAATGGTTGGTGTGATGCTACCCCTTCATCGCCTCAAGGCTGCAAGTCTTGTTGATGAAGAAGACGGCACGGTTCACTAATGTCCTATAAGTCTGGGTTTGAGCGAACCATTGCAGCGAACCTGGACATGCGGGGGGTGGAGTTTACTTACGAGCAGCTCCGCCTCCCGTACACCCTCAATGGTGAGTACCGTCCAGACTTCGTGATTGTCAAGTCTGGTATTATAGTTGAGGCCAAGGGATTTCTTGACCGAGAATCCAAACGTAAGATGGTAGCTGTAAAGAAACAGCATCCTGATATTGACCTACGATTTCTATTTCAACAAGCGGACAAACGAATGCAAGGTTCCAAGCAAACTCATGGTGAGTGGGCTAGGAAGAATGGGTTCCTGTTTGCAGATGGGGAAATCCCCGAGGATTGGCTGAATGAGTAAGGTTAGTATTGAATGGTGTGCAGGGTTCTTTGAGGGTGAAGGCAACTTCCGAATCAATAAGGCAAAAGGTCGTAAGAACTATCCGCACCTTCAATTAGCTCAAGTCTACCGAGAACCTCTAGATGCATTTCAAGAGTGTTTTCAATTAGGTAAAGTTCATGGACCTTATGGCCCATACTCTACAAACAAACAACAATACTATCAATTCGTAATTTATGGGGATGAAGCAATTAGTGTAGCTAAGTCTATGCTCCCCTTTCTCTTCCAGAAGAAGAAGCAAATCGAGGAGGCACTAGTATACTATGAGCAAAATCCTAGTCATTGACGTGGAGTGGGCCCCTGCACAAGCTTATGTATGGCAAATGTGGGACCAGAATATTTCACCAGATATGCTAATCGATGAAGGTGGGCTTCTCTGTTTTGCTGCCCACTGGGTTGGCTCGAAGAAGTTTGAGTTCTTCTCTCAATGGGATGATGGCGATGAAGCAATGGCTAAGGCGGCTTATAACCTGCTTGAGGAAGCCGACGCTGTGGTTACCTATAATGGTAATAAGTATGATCTACCTAAACTGCGTGGGCATCTACTGCTTAATGGCCTCCCTGATACACCGCCACCTACATCAATCGATCTACTGAAGACTGTCAAGGGCCTTGGATTTGTCATGAACAAGCTCGCCTACATTGCCCCTCTGTTGAACGTCGGCGCTAAGATGAAGCACGAAGGGTTCCAACTCTGGCGGTCTGTCCTTGAGGGTGATAAGAAGGCTCAGTCTCGGATGATGAAGTATTGCATCCAGGACGTTCGGGTCACAGCCAAGCTGTATGACAGGGTCAAGCCCTATATTAAAGACCACCCTAATCTTGGTGAACAAGGAGCTGGTGTCTGTGGAAATTGTGGTTCGGACCATTTCCAAAAGCGAGGGTATCGCCGCACAAAATACTTTAAGATTGAGCGGCTTCAATGTCAGAACTGTGGGTCCTGGTCAACGGGTAAGAGGATTAAGGTTTGAAATGATTGATGACGAATGGATTGACCAGCTAAATAAGACATTGAATGATCGCTACACGGTAGACGAGTTGTGTGAGATTCTTAAGCTATCTGTTGATGATCTCTTCTATAAGTTCCTTGATGAAATCCTTGAAGTCAACTGGGAAGAACTGTTGTGAGTCTTAAAGATTGGCGTGATCAATTGCTTTCAGAAATCTCTGAAGATGTTGGTGGCTATGCAGATGTAGTTAGTAAAGTCTATGCCACCTTGAATCACTATGGTTTGATTGACTATGATATTGAGAAGGAAGTTCTTCAAGAAATGTACGGTACTGAAGATGAGTGAGGTGACTGGCGATGCGAACGAAGGAATTGCGGGGGCACGGAAGGATGACACCGGAAAAGCTCCAATCTATCGTGGAGTCCTTTCTTACTTCCCGCAGGCAATACGAGGTGTTGCTCTCGTCAGCGCTTTCGGAGCCACTAAGTACGCTTGGAACGGATGGTGCTATGTCCCTGACGGACACAATCGCTACTCTGATGGACTGGTACGACACCTTACCCAAGAGGCAGAAGGAGAAGTTCTGGACGCTGAGTCTGGACTTCATCACGATCTCCACATCGCTTGGAACGCCCTCGCGAGAGCCGAACTAAGGATCAAAGCTAATGCAACCCAGACCTAAAGACTTCTTTGGGTTTGAAGACTATTCTGGCGGAGACTATCTTGATGATGTCAACCGCATTATCAATGATCAAGAAGAGTGGGATAGAAAATTTAAAGCCCTACCTCTTTGGCGTCGTATAGTTTTCTACATCTTTGGAGAATAAGATGCATAAGTCAATCTATATTGCCGGCCCCATGTCCGGTTACCCTGACTTCAACTTCCCTGCGTTCTATAAGGCCGCTGAGCAGTTCAGGTTGGCTGGGTACGAGGTCTTCAACCCGGCGGACAAGGAAGGTGAAACCCTGTCCGATAAAAGTCGGCTGACTGGTGACCCGGTACAAGCTCAGAAGGATGGTTTCAACTTCAGGGACGTGTACCTGTGGGACGTGGAGAAGGTCATCAATGCCACTGCAATCTACATGCTTGAGGGCTGGGAGAACTCTCCTGGTGCTCGTGGTGAACATGCGGTGGCTGTGGCAATGAAGCGTCACTACCCCGACTATGAGATCCTGTACGCCTGATGCCATATATTAAAGCTGAAGACCGTAATAGGGTAATGGAAACCCTTGGCCCTATGACCCCTGGTGAGTTGAATTACGCCATCACTCGGCTGTGTCAGCTCTATCTTGAAGAGACTGGGTCTAATTATACTGGGTACAATGATGTTGTTGGGGCCTTGGAGTGTGCCAAGCTAGAGATGTACCGTCGTCTCATTGCACCCTATGAGGACACCAAACTTAAAGAGAACGGTGACGTTTATTACTAAGGAGTTGAAGTGTCTAAAGGCATCAACCGATACGAGGGAAAAGACAAGCGTAGGCAGCGAATGAGGAATCATATCGCTAAAGACCTAGAGTCTGCGAAGTATCGTCAACGTATAATCCCAGACCGCAAGAAGAAATTCCTACTCGAAGAAAATGAAGGATACTATTTTGACGATGATGAATGACTATCAGAAGTTTATCCACCAATCCAGGTACGCTCGATGGCTTGAGGCAGAGGGCCGTCGAGAAACCTGGGAGGAAACTGTTGAGCGTTATCTCGACTGGATGGTTAAACATCTAGAAGCCAAGCATAAGTATAGTGTAGACGACAAACTCGTTCTCGAACTCTATGATGCTATCTATAACCTTGAGGTCATGCCATCTATGCGTGCCCTTATGACTGCTGGCCCCGCCTTGGACGCCAACCATATTGCGGGCTATAACTGTGCCTATCTTCCCGTTGACAGCATCCGAGCCTTTGACGAGGCCATGATGATCCTGCTCTGCGGGACTGGTGTGGGCTACAGTGTGGAGCACCAGTATGTGGACAAACTACCGGTTGTCGGTAAGGCGATCCATGGTGAGCAGCCTGAGATCATTGTTGCAGACAGCAAGGAAGGCTGGGCTAAGTCCCTTCGCTACTTGATTGACTACCTCTACGAGGGTTACAATCCCTCTTGGAATGTGGCTGGTGTCCGCCCTGCGGGTGCCAAGCTTAAGACCTTTGGTGGACGGGCGTCTGGTCCTGGGCCTCTTGTGCAACTGTTTGACTTTGTCACTCAAGTAATCAACAAGGCTCGTGGTCGTCGCTTGACTACCCTTGAGTGTCATGACATTATGTGTAAGATTGCTGATGTTGTTGTGGTTGGCGGTGTCCGTCGATCTGCCATGATCAGTCTGAGTGACTTGCATGATGAATCTATGCGGGCCGCTAAGACGGGAAACTGGTGGGAGAACTCTAGTTATAGGGCTCTAGCCAACAACAGTGCAATCTACATGGACAAGCCTGAGATTGGTGAGTTCATGAAGGAGTGGCTTAGCCTCTATGAGTCCAAGTCTGGTGAGCGCGGTATGTTTAACCGGCAGGCCAGCGTACTCAAGGCGGCTGAGAATGGTAGGCGTGATCAGGGTTATGACTTCGGTACTAATCCCTGCTCAGAGATCATCCTTCGGCCTAAGCAGTTCTGTAACCTGACCGAGGTTGTGGTTCGGTCCTCTGACTTCCTCGCTGACCTTGAACGTAAGGTTCGCTTAGCTACTATCCTTGGGACCTTCCAGTCTACTATCACTGACTTCAAGTATCTTCGTGGTTCTTGGCGTCTGAACACTGAGTCAGAGCGGCTCCTTGGTGTCAGCATGACGGGCATCCTCGATCTTCCTAGTCTTGCTTATGATAAGAAAGCCCTTGCACATTTGCGTGATGTGGCTATTAAGACCAACCAGGAGTTCGCTGATGTACTTAGTATTAATGCTTCTACCGCAATCACTTGTGTCAAGCCAAGTGGCACAGTATCTCAACTGGTGGATTCCGCGTCCGGCCTACACACCCGA